TGCCAGATATTTCATTGTAGTAAGAATCTACAAACGAACCGATTGATTGGCCATCAGTTAAACTGATATTACCAACGTCATTAGAAGCGGCCGCAACTAATGCTTGTCCCACTGCAAAGGATAGATAAAGCTCATCCGATGGAGTGAATTCTTGTAGGTCACCATTAGCATTTTGAAGTTTTAGTGGTATACTAGATGCTGACACGATATCGTCTCTCTTTTAAGTTAAAAGGATTTATTGGTTAATGACAAGAGTTATTTATATAAAAAAAAAGTGCGGGAACCGAGGCATCCGCACTTTTATAAAAATATTTCTGTCAATTATTACTGTGGTGTAGTAGGCCAGTTTAAGTCTAATATACTAGACACCCCTTCCAAGTCTGAAGTGATATCACGTAGTTCTTGTCGATAACCTGCCCATGCATTCTTCATATCAAGTGACAATGGGGCGTCTGGAATCTGAGTCCAATCACAAAGAGTCAACAATCTGTTTCTTTCTATTCGGATGTCCTGTTCCAGAAGTTCTGAGTCCCATGACCAATCACCAGTCTCCGGATTCCATTCCGCATGTTGGTTTGGCGGAAGACCGATATGGACGAACTTATATTCTACCATGTCATAGGTGTATTCATTTCTAAGCTGAGACGGACCTTCACATCCATCCGGAATATTATCTTTTGTTACGTAGACAACAAGACTAATACCATCATCAACTACTGTACCATTTGATGGAGTATTGTATTGAGGGGCACTGCATCTATTGATCTGCCCTGTTCTAATTGTCACGTATGCGACGTAGTCTAACATTTTTAAAAGTCCTGTTACTAATTAAGTTTATTTATATAGATCAATTGTTACCGAAATCACCGCCGCCGCCTGGGGTAGGTGGATTGTAACTACCACCACTTTGTCTAGTAATAGTGATATTACCACCAACCTTCGGTGTCCAATTTCCACCAGTTGCTTTTACTTGTGGAGTAAATGTTTTATTAGAACCTGCGGAAGGTAGATTGTTATTAATTGTTACTGTTACTAAACTGTAAAATGCTGTAGTAGTTGATGATGAAACCGCACCGGATGAGTCCACCATTCGTATCTGTTCACCACTCTGCATTCCAGAATAATTCACACCATAACTTACCTCTGTTGATTCTATTGTTACGGACGAACTTCCTGATAGGGTTGGATTGCTCAATGGATCATTACTGCTTGATGAATCTCCCGCCAATCGTCGAATAGTGAAAGGGGTTGACAACCAAGAATTTCCAGTGTATGCTTCAAGAGTATAATTTGCTGTTGTTGCGCTCGTAGTTCCAGTTCCGCTGGGCAGTCCCGCAGCAACCGTGATTGTGGTATTACCTGAATTGTTAAAATTAAATCCACTTCTAACAATAGTTCCAGAAGAATTTCTTATTCTTCCCGCAACAGTAGCATCACCTACCGAACTAAAAGACGCAATAACATTAGCAGTAGTTGCGTTATTAGCAATATCAACACGGGTGCCTGAAGTGCCCACCACCGTTACAGACAAGTCATCATCATATAAACTAAAAGTACTTGATTGGAATAAATCCCCGTCTCCAAGTGTAGATCCCAGTCTCAGTTCTAGTGTAAAGGTTTCACCTTGCCATCCAATCTCAGAAGTACTATCATTATTTGCAGTGATTGTCATAGAGGTAGATGTTCCACTGAATGTTTTTCCAGTTCCGGATAGTTCTCCACCACCAACTGAACCTGAGTTTCGAACAACCTTTAAGTTGTAATCACCACTTATATTAACTCCAACATTGTATGTAATGCTAGGATCTGTACCTTCAGTTATCTTATTATCTTGACCTGTCGCAAGTTCTATAGTTCCTACAAGCTGTGTAACGCCAGATCCAGATTCATCCGTTCCATCGTCTCCGCTGTCGTCTGTACCGCTACCGTCAGATGCACCCGTTCCGGACGGGACCCCTGTATACATTTTGGCAGAAAATAATGCTACGTTATTAGGGAACCAAAAAATACCAGCACCCCCAACTTCGAATTCAAGAAACCCCTCATAAACGAAAGCACTAGTTGTACCAACTTGTATTCCTCTAATACGAAGACCACCCGAAGTACCGTCATAACCACCATTAGCATAAGCTGAAGCGCCAACGGCAGTATGTTCTATATTCACATAACTATTAGATTCACCATAGGTAAATTGAGTTCTTAAACTATCATATGACCAGCTACCAGATGCGGGAGCAACTCCATTTATACTAAAGGTCTGGTCATTAATAATTGCGCGAGAATCGAATGCAATGTCCTGAACACCATTTACTTCTTCGGTTAAAATCTGAATACCGTGAGTTTCGTTACTAGATAAACCATCACTGACAATCTGACCAACATCACGAACTAGGAACCAATCAAAGGCTACATCCCATTTTTGATAGGCATACCATCTTACATAGCCTCTATTTTGACCACCTATACTTCCTATTCTTCCGCCCTTGAAATTTATGGTTTTCTCATCTTCAGATAGAGTAATATAATAATATGTTGGTCCAGTCCAATAGAGCTGTAACGTCTGGCCACCCTCCGGATCAGTATAATATCTTTGATAGGTTTCCCAACCACCAGGCGGTTCTTGTGGGTTTTTAACAAACAAAAGGTCGTTGGACTGTAATGCGGAATCTAAAGTAATTTGAGTATCATTAGTTCCGTAGTCCACTACGCGCAAGTTTCTTAAATTCTTATCAGTATCTGTTACAAGAAAAGTTCCACCAGCGTCAGTACCCTCTACCTTTAATCCATATGCCATTATCTAATCCTCACTGCGATTACCCATCCGGTCTGGGTGTTTCCCGATAAATTAAAACCTGTAGAGGTTCTATTGGTAACTGACACGCCCTCATAAGACGGAATCAAATTAAAATTAGTAGATTTGAATGTTATCAATACCTGAGAACTATCGTTCGCATCAGCACAAGTAAATGTCGGATTTGAGTTTGATGCTAAATCGAAGTAGGCATAAACTTGAACATTAGTCTGTCTTTGGTTGCTTGACCAAACTACAGAGCCGGTAGTAGGATCATATACTTCTACACCTTGACTCATGACAGATCTCCTAATTTAACCCTTAGAATTCCCGCGCCATTACCACCGGCAGAATATACTTTTACTCCATCTTGACTAACTTCTGTTCGTTCTCCAGAAGTGCCTTGTTTAGCTGAAAGTTTTCTGATTTCAACTTTATCTGCATCTAGTTCGCCCGTCGTAATCTTACCACCATCAATAGTGGTGATGCGGGAACTTTGGTCATCCATGTTAACCAACTCATCACTCAGATTCTCGAAAGTCACTAAACCATTGAATGAGAAATTCTTGAAAGGAGTGCTGAAGTGTAAGTTTCCGTTCTCGGTTGTTGCGTCACCTGTCGCTGTGCCGCCTCCGGCGGTATCTTCAAATGCCGTGAATCTGGCCGCCCAGAATGTTCCTTCAAGATTCGTATCGCCTGGTGGGTTAGCAGACCAGTCGTCGGTGAGATTTACAAAGACTCCATCGGTTCCTGAGTTCCCGCCAGCGCCCGCAAACGTGAATGAATTTGCAGAAGGTTTTGCTGGACCATTTGTCGATCCATCAGCAACTTGATAATAAACATAACCAGACTCAAATCTAGGAGGAACTGTAACATCTCCAGAATCAGTTCCATCGAATACGACAGGAATGTTTTCTTCATCAACCTTCACTCCGCTGGTGTCTGGTACCCAAAGTTCTACATTTATGGAAGTAGTATTATCAGCAACATCCCATATCAATGTACCGTCAGTTGCGCTTTCAACTACTGTATCAACATCATTAGTTTTTAATATTAATGTCGTTCCTGTAAGCGCGATTGCGGGCGCCAGTCCACCAGTATACTTAAATGCGGTAACAAAAAGTTGTGATGGTTCATGTTCAGTATTATTTGGATTAGACTTAATAACACTAGCACTGTTTATTAAACGATATACTGTAGCGGGTTGGCCGGGTGCAGCTGCTTTAATTTTAGTTAGAGTAAATACGGCAGATCTATTCAGGACAGTAAAGGTTAATGTAAATTCATCAACGTTTGCGCCGACGTGAGTTATTGATGTTGATAAATCTGCGGTTGTCCAATTTACATCATTAGGTCCGCTTCCTTGACTGACACCTTCAGAAAGTGATATGTCAATGGTTTCGTTCGAAAGGTCTATTGCATCATCACCGTTAAAGGCTTGCAAAGTGGTAAACGCACCAACGAGAGAATTGCTGTATAGAGTACCATCAAATTGTGCTGTAATAGAATGGTTTTCATTGCTCAAGTCCACAACAATACCAGAACCAGGCTGTCCATTTTCACCGTCAGAAGATACCTTAACTGGTTCCGACCAAGTCAGTGTCGCGTCTGTTCCGGTGAGACCTTTGGTTGTTGCCGTTGCGCGACACAACCATAGAGGATCTTTCGCATCGTTAGATTCTTGTGGGTCTTCTGACCAACCGTCCGTTATGTTTTGGTTTGTAAATACAACGACATCATCGGTAAAACTATATGTCGCACCGACTGGTCCCCACTCACCACTTCCGTCTGCTGCTGGTTTGACCGCACTTCTTTTATAAACAGATGCGGAGAAGGTCGAGTAACCATCCTCACCGTTGTTGTGATCTTCGTATGGTTCGGACCATGTGCCACCAACATCTATAGAGTCGTCGCCGTCGATAGCGAAAGTTTGTTCTACCGCCCAGACTTTTCCGTCTGGAACTAAGGTCGCCGGAATATCAGAAACATGATCATACCACCCAACCGGAGGAGTTACTGAGTTAGGTGGGAATGAAGTGTTGCCTCCAACATTAGCACCTGACAGTTCTTGACTTGTGCCAGTCTTGGTGGTTCCTGCGAAGTTAACAACACCTCCTGTTGGTGGAACTAAAGTGCCTCCATCACTGACCGGAACATCGTTTGTTCTCGTTACGATGACCGCCCTAAATGTCGATCGACCGTCTCGGCCCGAACCACCTGCGGTAGTTGCATCTGCGGTAGACCACTCAATATTACTATCGACATTATTGTCCGCTTCTGTCAATCCCAGAGTACTTGCGACACCAGAGGAGACGTATAGTGTTAAAGGGCCATCATTAGGATCTGGGTCTGGAACATTTCTATACCAACCAGTAGGCACAGTAAACGTCTTAGAACTAAAATCAAAAGTGCCATCCGAAGGTGGTTCGCCTGGATTAGTCGATGCCCACTGATAGACATTTAACTGAACAAAACTGAATCCGTCCTCTGCATCAATCGCATAGTTAAGAACTCGCTTGATATCTCCGAATGTTAGATCTCTATCTTCTCCAAGATACCCGATCAAACTCGCAGTGGTTGTTACTTCCCACAGATCCATCGGATCGTCTAGGTCTAGTTCTGGTGGCTCTTCATACCAAAATGGAAGGCCATCGATACCATTGACCGCATCGGTGTCGGGACCTATAGTTAAGAACTTGTCGTGAGTAAAACTATAAATTACATTATTGTTCGAAAAGTCAGTAGTCGGTCTAGTTGCGGAACGAGCGTATAGTGACTTTCGATATGTCGATACGCTATCTAAAATACCTATTGTAGGTTCGCTCCAGTTTTCATCAACTGCTATGTCCGTTCCCGTATCACCTACGACACTGAACGCATAGACAGATGACCATACATCTCCAGCGGGTTCGCCCGAAGTTGGGTCCCATGTTGGGACTCCAGCATACCAAACGCCGGTGTTGCCGTCTGCGTCATCTAGTGGGGCGGGTATGTCCGGTGCAGTTTTACCAAAGACCTCTTCACCGAAGTTAAAGAAACCCCCCACTGGTTTTGGTGGTGCGGGAAGATCATCACCAATCGACCATCCAGCTGGTTTTTGAACTCTACGATAAACTGCCTTCTCGAAAATAGATCGACCATCTTGTCCATCTAGTCCAGTGCTTGTTTTCTGTGGATTGGACCAAGAGATGCTAGTATCTAATGTCACTCCTTCATCTAATCCGTTTGTAGTGGCGATGCCTGCGCTCACATACAAATCTCCCGCTTGAACGTCCACTGAAGGTGGAGTCAAGTACCAGTCATTTGGTGGAGTTAAAGGATTTTCTACTGAAGGATCAAAATCAAAAGATCCTCCGTCCGGTGCAAGAAGAACTGGCTCACTGCCGTCTTCTGGGGGTGACCATCTACGATAGATAGACAACTGTGCGTATGACTCACCGTTAGAGTTGACATCGATTAGACCAGCCAGTCTATATGGTTCTGACCAATCAGTTGCAGTGATAGTTCCCTGTTGCGATAGGTAATCTCTGAATAGGAAGTTACATGCCCATAGGTCATCGTCGCCAGTTGGGATAGTTCCTTCCCAATCCGATGGTGGAGTTAGTGTGGCTGTAGGGAAGTCGAACGTACCGCCACTAGGTGTCGTCGGTTGAGTTGGAGACCTCTGGTAGATTGTCGCTTGATAGAAAGAGGTTCCGTTTTCGCCTGGGTCAGTTGGACCACCACCGCCACCGCTGGCGTCTTCTAGGTTAGTCCACTTGGTTCCATCCCATTTTAGGACATGTCCGATCAACACTTGAGAACTAAACTGAACGTCACTCAAGTCGTCTAAGTCAGTCGGTATAGATGGTCTATTAGTTAGACTGTTATAGTCTCCATCAAAATCACTTGATCCAACATCACTCTTGTTCGCAAGTTCAATCCATTGTCCACCGTGCGCATAGTATGCGGCAGGCGGGTTGTGAACATGAGCGAACATACCATGATACGAAGATGCATCTGGCAATTCCCCAAAAGTGGCATAGTTGTTACTGTAGGTAATTTTACCATTACCAATATCAAGGTCTGCGTCCTTTAAGAATGCGCGGATGGCTGACTCATCAAAGTGAGGGTTACCATTCAAGTGTTCCGTTATAAGGGCTATAACTTCGTCACGAGTTAGACCCGCATCTAGTAATTCGAAGTTCTCGTTGATCTTATCAAACGCCGCGTTGATATTGTCCGCGAGGTTAATGATCTGTATTGTGTCGTCGCCGTGACTCATTCGTTGTTCTCCACTAGAAGGGTAAGTAATTGTTTGATCTCAGACATCTCGTTCTTCAGAGTGGTTACCTCTTCCGTGAGTGAGTTCATTCTTTCCGTCTCTAGTCTCTTAGCCTCTTTTATTTTTCTCGCCTTTGCGATCTCTGCACGGTTGGTGTTTAGGATCGCCCCTGTCTGTTTGTCTCTTACTAGATTACTGTGTCCTTCGACCTTCTGGTATTTATTCATCACGTTGCCAGTGCGATTACGCGTAAGTCACGAATGCGTGGTGACTTGGATGAGTTGTTTGATTTCATAACAACCTTGACTTGGAACGCATTAAATGGACTAGAGGTTTCCTGTGTGTACTCATACTCACGGAACACTGATATATTATCATCTGAAGGTACTTGACTATCGATAGGCATTTCTATCCAAGAGGCATTGACTAAAGAATCATCATCAACAGAAGTTTTGATATAGACTTCAAACGTTGATCCTGTCGGTCTATTCGCACCGAAGACCACTTTCAGACCGACTGAACTTTCATCAATAGTTGTAGGTCTTGTGGTGTGTTGCGCTTCCGATTGGTCCCCGATAATATTCTCTAGAGCAAGCATAGAAACTCTTTGTAGATCTATCAAAGGAGAGACCCTGCTGTCTGAAGTCTGAAGAGACAAGATAAATTCAATACTGTGACTCTGTTTGTTATCTGTAGTTGCGATAACAGAAGGATGTGATCCTGTGTTGACTTCGTTTAGTACAACATCTTGAGTGATATTTCTGTTATATGAGAGTCCACTTGAATTTGGATTACGACCATTCTCTCCATCCCCAGCATATGATGCACCCTTACATCTCTGTGATGTAGAAGACACAGATGTTCCGTTAGGCATGATAGAGGAAACTTGAGGAGTGAATTCGTCAAACATAACGTTCTGAGTCGCAATGACTGAATTACTGCCACCAACAGAAGTTGATGTAGCTGTAGTTGTCTGACCAGTTACGATAGTATACCCTGTAGAAGTCACGTTGTCAATAGTAAATGTTCCATTTAAGTCGAGACCACCTACTGAAGTAGATCCAGAGAATGTTACCTGATCAAATCTAGTGAAACCGTGACCTTCGTGTCTGACTAATACTCGATTAGAGCTTTCTGTTGTACTAAATGGAGAATCTTCCAAAGATACAGAAGGTAGATCACTGTTGATTAAATGTACAGCACCGGACGCATCAAACTCTGCACGTTCCAGTTCAAACATCAAGTCCTTGGTCTGGTCTGGCGTCCATGTCGAACCACTCTGTGACATGAACAGAGAACCAAGTGAAGGTTGTTTTGATACCTTACCTTCGTTACCACCGATGATAGTCTCGTAGGTCTGTGCTACATATACGTTATACTCAACCGACTCTGCAAGTAGGACAATCGCATACTCTTCCCCTGCGGTTAGATATACTGGTTCGTCAAACTCAACGGTCGTTCCGTTAGATCGGATACTTGCAATGTCTGTGTTAGGTGCGAGCGTGATGTCGTCTGGTTTGACAAACTTTACCGAGCCTGGTACAATAGTAGTTGTAGGTATGCCATTTTCTACTGGTCGAATTTGAACCTGCATCGGAATCGTAGAGTCTTTGCTCTGTACGTAGACGCGTACCTTGGTTAGGAAAATTCCATTTGGGTTCTCTGCCGGATCAACGAAGAACGACTGTGCGAGTGGATCCTTACGACGACGAACTCTTTGTGGTATACGCGTGGTTCTAATTGTGCGTTGGATAGACTCGATAGTTCCTGTTGATGTGTAAGGAGCGGTAGAGTTTGTCAACGACTCCGCAGCCTGTGTTCTTGTCAGTCTCGCATCTGAGGTATTTACGTTGATGTCTAAGATCTGGAAGTCTTGAGTTCCTGTACGGAATCTTAATGCGTCTGTGTTTGGAATTAAGAATTCGCCGACGACTTCACCTCTGTCGTTGGTTGTCAACTGACCTGATCCTACGATACCTGTCGCAGATGATTGGGACGATCCCACTTCGGAATCAGTTGTCGAGAACTCAACGAATGTGTTTGTTGGTCGACACCACGCAGAGACGTTTCGGTTACCGAAGTATGCCCACACTTTCGCGTTCGGACGAAGACCTTCTGCCTTGAATGATACTAGACGTGATCGCATGAATGGAATGACTTCAACACCTGCGACACGTTCTCCAACGAACTCTTGAATTGAGCGAGCAAGAGGTGTCTGTGTCGACACGGTGTCTATCATTCTTTCGAATCGATTGCGTTGCGCTTGTCTGAAGTTACCAATGCCCCCAGGCGCGTTTTCCCATCTCCACAGGTCATTGAAACCTGTTTCAATTGGTGTGCGACGTACAACGGTCTGCATAATTGGTGGCAGAGTCTGTGTCTCTACCCACTCATCACTTGATGGTGATAGTGTGATGTGACCTTCCTGTGTGATGACCGAGAACGGGTTAATGTTCATTGTACTCGTGGCCACGTCTTGTGTTATGAACGAGGCGTGAGTGTATGGTAGAGTTGCGTAGTCTCCAGTACGAGATGAACTTCCTTGCGATTCGTCATGCTTCAGTCTAACTAGATTCTCTCTGAATGATGGTTGTAGTTCTCCACTCGTGGTTTCAACCGACGCGCGATAGTCTACACTATTCACATCGGAGAAGTTAAACGAGGAGAAGTTGTCTGCAATGAATCCTGCTTTGGTTCTAGGGTTACCAGATGAATCTAATACATCCATTGATTGGGTACTAGACTCCAGTAAACTTAGAGTCGTCAATTCGTATAGACCTTCTAGTCTGTTCTCGATCTTAGCAATATCCTTCATGGTATATCGCTTATGGGATTGCTTCTCCATTGTAAGATCTGTTGAATTAAAAGTATATGCGTTAAGTCGATACACATATAGAGGTAAAGATCCTGTTGGGACCTCTGGTGGTCTAGGAGATACTGCTGGTTGACCCTGTATTACTTGTAGTTCTCCAAATCCTACATCACCGTAACTATCAACGACGTTAGCAACCAAAACATCAATACGAGGTAGATAGTACTCTACTTCATTCAAAGTAAGGGAAGATGCATTCTGTGGTAAAGGCATCACCTTGAATGTCCCATTTGAATTTCTCGATGGACGGAAATCTATAACGTCACGTAGAGATTGCGTATTACCGTTAGACATAGTGTAAGATGGTATTTCATCGTAAGTCAACTGGCCTTCTGCTTCAGTTCCATATGATGCCGCAGAGAAGAAACCTCCGGTAGTAGAATGTTCGAAGTGTTTAAATCTAATAGAGACTTCAGCACCATCCGGTATAGTATTGCCTGGCTTTAAGTTAAATCTAACAAAGTCATAGAAGTTGTCGCGTTGACCGTTATCCATCTCATACATGAAGGTGATATCGGAAGACTGATTATTAACTGTTAGAAGTATATTTTCAATCTCATACCCATCTACTACCTGAGACGAAATAAGATCGTATCCACTTGTTACACTGATAGTAGTTGATGTTAAAGTCTTACTCTTATTGCTAGGTTGTATTGTCTGATAATAAAGAATAGTGTATGTCGCGTTCGCATCAAGGTTCTCATAAGTTCCTGATAAGGTTGGGACAACATTCTCTTCAATGCCAACTCCATCTTTAGAAAGAATCCAGTTCTGAGTTTCGCGACCATCAAGGATAGAGATTGTATTATCATCTTCAGGAGACTCTCCTACCTTCACTACTTGTTGAGTGTAAGATATCTTGGTTACAGTACTTCCCACTGGACTCGATTGAGACAATGGAAATAAAAGATTGTTATCAGTAGTGCTGTATATCGTCGAACCTGAATCTGATTCACGTCTTAGTTTTAATACGGACGACCCGTCTGGGGTAACCATTTCATGAACTTCACTGAAGGACACATCAACATTAGTGACCGTATTAAAAATGTATGCTCGGAAGCCAGATTGGTCTTCTTCAATACCACGTAAGAAAGTTGAACCCAAAACATTATTCGGATCACCGTCAGATCCAATTAGATCGAGTTTACCGAAGTTCGCAATATCACCCAGACCAGTTGTTCCAGAAAGATCTAGGTAAACCCAGTTACCGTATGATGCTGGAATATTATCTAGATCTAGTTTCTTTGAGGACTGTGCACGTGGTACATTTATTTCTGTGCGGCCGATATCTAATCGGTATCCGTCTACGTATGCTATACCTTCAGAGACATCTAGTATTAGTTCCTGATCATTCTTATCTTCGAAGACTGCGGTAAAGTCTTGTACAACATAATCACCGGATTCTTCTTTAGTGCGCTGTGCAAGCAACTTGTTGATACGGTTGTATCCATCGTGACTTGTGACCTCACGAGTGATCTCGCCATTAAGGACACGAGCAACAAAAACAAAATTATTTTCGTTGGACTGTTCGCGAGTGGATGGTGTTAATATAATTTTGTAACGGTGTGCGCCTGGTGAAGTTTGATTTACAACGTCCCCTTGGTTGTCGTATAACTCCGGATCTTCACTCTCTGTGAAAACAACTTCTTCAATTTTGAAACCAATATCGATTGGGGTAGATCTACCATCTGCGTCTAGGTAACTAGTCCCTTCCGGATCGATGATCATTTCACCACCAACCGCATGGACGAAGTGTCCTTGAACAAAGTAGTCACCGGAAGCAAAATATGCCCAAGTCGAAAGACCCGATGCCGCTACCTCTCCTGCCTCAAGGCGATCGCCTACAGCAAACCTTGGTGCGGTTTCACCACCACCTGCACCCAGAGTGTCGGTGTATTGCACGTAGATAGTTTTGGATTCTACATCTACTGAAAGGACCTTTGCCTTAATACCACTCTCATCATGAGTGAGTGTCTGAATATCCGATGGTACTATACTGGTTTCGGTGAATCTAACGAACTCGACTTTATTGTCTACAGTGACGCCGCCTGGTTTAACTAACGCACCCTCTTTGAATACGTTACCACCAAATCGAGAGATCTCCTCTTGGATGATCGTCTGTAGTTCGATTAACTCTCGAGCTTGTAACGCACGACCAGAATTGAATAAGACACGATGATACCCATCATTCTCATCATAGTAGTCACGATAATTAATCTTAAATGTTGTGTCAGTTACTGGTTGTGGTTTGTTATCTTCGATTGCCATGATTTATCCTAGACCGTGATGACTACTTTAATGTCTTCTTGTTGTTCCGCGTCACGACGAATGCGTGGGTGGTTCTCGATGTATAGTACCTCACCTGTGTATCGGTCGATGCCATATGTTACGGTGACGAAATCTATAACTCCAGACTTAGAGCTGTTGCTCACTTGAGTAACGGCGTGGTTAGGACCAAAGGGAGTAAACCCTGTAGTCATATTTTGATGATAATAAACTGTCTTGTCTTTAACTTCATTGACATATGCGACTGCGCCCGTTGACAAAAGACTATTATTTTCTCCGGACGGTGATGACGCCTCAACTAACTCTCCATGATCAAACGGAGCATTGTTGTTTAAGGTGAATGACGATAGACACTTATCACCTGCGCCGGTATAAGGGGTACCATCCTGTTTCTTAGGACCCCTGAGTATACCAATCTGTCGGAATGAGTTTTCTAAGATAAACCTGTTGTTCTCATCTCCGTTTGGTTTGATAGTCATTAGGACCGAACTTGTTTTGAAATCAGATGATGCGTCAGCACCTAGTCCGGTAGAGGTCGTAATAACCGGACGTGCCTTTGCATCGGCCTCGCCCTCACCATTACCACCTTCGATAGTTATTAACGCACGACTATATCCCGATCCGTATGATGTGATTGTTTTTCTAGTTGGAATATCCCCAACAGTTTCACGATATGCTAAATCTATTCTTACGACCTGTCCGTTTGTATCAACAACTGCGGTTGCAGTCGCGTCGGTGCCATCGCCTTCAATCTTTACAACTGGGGGGTTGTTCTGGTCATAACCCTCACCACCATCGGTAACTATGATACTAATGATCTGACCACCGATTGCCTTGTCGGCAACATGCCATTGCAGATCTTCAATAGAATCACCATCACTCAGTTCATCTTCTAATGGTTGTACTGGGATGTGGTTAGATGATAAGAAGGTGTATATATTTTCAGGAGTCAGAGAGAACATGTACTTCCAAGTGTACCCGTCAGATAGAATAAATGGTTTCCACTGCATGGGCTCTGGTGGTTCCAGATTGACATCTTGTTCTGCATCGGTATAGTAGTTTGGTTCTACTGTCGACGGTTGATGGGTACCAGTATCATCAATACCATGTGACAAACAAAGGTATACTTCCTTTGCACTGTTCATGACATAAAATGGGAACTCGCTACCTGTCTGCGAGACGTTATCGTCCCATCCCTGATACTTGTTTCCGTTCGTCCAGTTATATCGGCGAGTGACCATCACCGCACCTTCAACTTTCTTTACGGACTGTAAATTGTTTCTGAACTCTCGTTCTTCTGCTGAAGAATCTATAGGTGCCGGAACTGTATCATCTGAACCAAAGATATCGGACTTGCCGATACCGATGTAGTAGTCAGACTCAGGACCAAGGACACTCGCTAGAAGATCCTTCGCAAGTGAGGTTCGCAATGGTTGTCTAACAATGGCTGGCATTTCATCTTTCCTGAATAGAAATAATATTTCATATTTATAACAATTTATCAAGAACCTTTGAATAAAAGTTCTTTAATCCTTTTGAAGGTGCTTTCGTAGTCATAACACTGATACTGTTGACAGTACCATGCAATGAAACTACGTGACCTTTCTAAATCAAACCAAGACAGATCTCGAACATATAACTTCAACTGTGATAAGTGTCTAAGGTCTTTTGTGATCCAATGGTATTCTGGATAACCGTATGATATCATTGGGACATCATGCATGGCACATTCGATTCCCGCCGTACTGTTCTCTAAGATTGCAACTCTGGTCTTGGGTAAGATATCGTATAAACTTTGGAAGTCATCAAAAACTGTAACTCCATTTTCTCTCCACTCATCTATCTTAGTTTGATACTTTTCCCAGTCATCACATTCTTTCTTGAGAGTTGGATGAAGTTTAACCACAACAGGCTGTGTTCCCATAAGCTCTTCGACAATAGAACACATCTTGGTCCAATGGTTTCCAAAAGACATTTCGGTCACCGTTTGGTCTGCGGGCATTTGTCCTATAACCAAAACATGATCATTTGGAACATCTAATTCTTCTTGTAAGAAACCAAACTCATCTTGTCTGTCCGACCACTTGGATTCTCTATCATTGATGTAACTTACTACGTCAGTATTAAAGAACGACGTGCTGTCATAGTTTTCAAAGTTGGGTTTAGTGTAGGTTATCGACGAGGCCGCAGCGTATCCTATGGGGTCAATAGTAAAGTGTTTGGATGTAGGTCCCGTGGGTTTTAATATAAGGACGTTGGGTCCCCGTATAAGTCCTCTCGTGTTTAGTTCTTCTAAAAACGTGTGGTTGTAAATATAAAGATCATCGGGGTTGTCTACAATTCCCTGTTCCGTCATGTGTTGTAAACTGGGAGAGTCTATATAAGGACTTCTATTTACTGTGTATCCAAGATTAGAAAGAGCGAGGGTTACATAACAATACATCTCCGCCCAGTTTCCATATATGACGGGGTACTTATACGCGCATAGGTTTGCTATCATTTGGTATCCATAAAAAATGGGGGGAATTACACCCCCCGTTATCAATTATGTCGGTGCATTGAATGTACTACTTAGGTTTCCAATAACTACTCTTTTATCACCACCTTCGAAGATTGCCATACCGTTTTCATTTAGAACGGTACCGTTACCAGCTGTCGTGGAGAATATCAAAGCGCTCGCACTTAGGATACCCGAACCATTGCTGGTTCTTTCTGCGAAGTTCACATTAGCACCAGGCGCACCAGTCGCGGTTGCTTGGAATACTCGACCGTCAGCAACATACCACACCACGTCTCCCGAAAGAACTTCATTTCTACTTCCGAAGTTTCTCACTGTTGCGGATAGAGTGGCGTTAGATGGATTGTTTCCGCCTAAAGTGGTTTGTGTTTGGAAGACAACCGCATTACCTACATTACCAACTGGACCTTGAGCTCCACGTGTACCTGTTAAACCCTGTGGTCCTCTCGAACCGGCAGGACCTCTTGAACCTTGTGCTCCTCTTGATCCCTGTAGTCCCTTAGTACCCCGTATACCCTTTGTACCTTGATCACCCTTCGGTCCCTGTGAACCTTGTGGTCCTCTTGATCCCTGTAGTCCCTTAGTGCCTCGTGGTCCTTTCGATCCGGTTGCTCCTCTTGATCCCTGTAGTCCCTTAGTTCCCTGTAGACCCTTTGTACCTCGATCACCCTTAGTACCCTGATCACCTTTAGTACCCTGTAGACCTTTTGTACCTTGATCACCCTTCGGTCCCTGTGAACCTTGTGGTCCTCTTGATCCCTGTAGTCCCTTAGTGCCTCGTGGTCCCTTAGTGCCCTGTAGACCCTTAGTACCCTGTAGACCCTTTGTACCCCGATCACCCTTAGTACCCTGATCACCCTTAGTACCCTGTAGACCCTTTGTACCCTGATCACCTTTAGTACCCTGTAGACCCTTTGTACCTTGATCACCCTTCGGTCCCTGTGAACCTCGTGGACCTTGAGAACCTTGTAGACCCTTAGTTCCTCGTGGTCCTTTCGATCCGGTCGGACCTTTTGGTCCTTGAGAACCAATTGTACCGCGAAGACCTACTGGACCTTTTGTTCCTGTTGGACCTTTTGGACCCTGTGAACCAATAGTGCCGCGCAGACCTACTGGACCTCTGGTTCCTGTTGGACCTTTTGGTCCTTGAGAACCAATTGTACCGCGAAGACCTACTGGACCTTTTGTTCCTGTCGGACCTTTTGGTCCTTGTGAACCAATAGTACCACGTGGCCCCACTGGACCTCTGGTTCCTGTTGGTCCTTTAGTTCCTTGATCACCTTTAGTACCACGTGGACCTACTGGACCCTGTGTTCCTGTTGGTCCTTTAGTTCCTTGATCACCTTTAGTACCGCGAAGACCTACTGGACCTCTTGTTCCTGTCGGACCTTTTGGACCTTGTGAACCAATTGTACCACGCGGACCCACCGGACCTCTGGTTCCGACTGGACCCTGTGGACCCTGTGAACCAATAGGACCTCTGGTTCCGACTGGACCTTTAGTGCCTTGATCGCCTTGAGTACCGATTGGACCAATAGGACCTCTAGTGCCCACTGGACCTTTAGTTCCTTGATCACCCTGAGTACCTTGTGGGCCAATAGGACCTCTAGTGCCCACTGGACCTTTAGTTCCTGTCGGACCCTGCGGTCCTTGTGAACCAATAGTACCTCTGATACCTTTAGGACCTGACGTTCCCTGAATACCTTTAGTTCCCTGTGGTCCAATAGTGCCTCTGATACCTTGAGGACCTGACGTTCCCTGAATACCTTGAGTTCCCTGTGGTCCAATAGTACCTCTAATACCTTGCGGTCCTGCGGTGCCCTGTGGACCTTGAGTCCCTTGTAGACCGATAGGACCTCTCGAACCAACTGGACCCTGCGAACCCCGCAACCCCTGTGGACCTTGAGAACCTTGTATACCCCTAGTACCAACTGGACCTTTAGTTCCTTGATCACCCTGAGTACCTTGTGGACCAATAAGACCTCTAGTACCGATCGGACCCTTTGGTCCCGCACTACCCTGTGGACCTGCGATACCCTGTGGACCACGTGTTCCTATAGGACCCTGTGTACCTTGAGGACCTGCTGTGCCCTGCGGACCAATAGTACCTCTAATACCTTGAGGTCCTGTCGTGCCTTGAATACCTTGTGTTCCTTGAGGCCCTTGCGTTCCGCGTAGACCTACTGGACCTCTTGTTCCTGTTGGACCCACTGGACCTTGTGAACCAATAGTACCTCTGATACCTTGAGGACCTGACGTTCCCTGTGGACCTTGAATACCCTGAGTACCTTGTGGTCCTGCCGTGCCCTGCGGGCCTGGTGATCCTTGTGGACCTCTAGTCCCAGGCGGCCCTGGCTCTGTTCCTGCTGGACCTGCTGGGCCAGGATCCCCTTGAGGACCTCTGGTACCTGCCGGTCCTGGCTCTGTTCCTGCTGGACCCTTTGGTCCCGCACTACCTTGTGGACCTATGGTTCCTTGTAAACCGACAGTGCCTTGCGGTCCTTTTGGTCCCGCACTACCTTGTGGACCTATGGTTCCTGTTGGACCTGTTGGACCCGCTGGACCCTGTGGACCTGAATCACCTTTAGGTCCTTCTGTACCAACTGGGCCTTGTGGGCCGACAGTACCTGAAGGTCCTTTTGTTCCTTGTGGTCCTTCTGTTCCTGCTGGTCCTTTTGTGCCGGCTGGACCTTTAGTTCCTGTTGGACCCTGCGGTCCCTCTGTTCCAGCTGGACCCGATGGACCAACTGGACCTGTTGTTCCTACTGGACCCTGTGGCCCTTCTGTTCCTGCAATTCCCTGCGGACCAACCGGACCCCTTGGACCCATAGTTCCCATCGGACCTTCTGTACCCGTTGGTCCCTGTGGTCCTACTGGACCTGCTGAACCTTGTGGACCCTTTGGTCCTTCTGTACCCGTTGGTCCCTGTGGTCCTGTTTGACCTGTTGGTCCTTGAGACCCCTGTGGTCCTTCTGTACCCGTCGGGCCCTGTGGTCCTACTGGACCTGCTGAACCTTGTGGACCCTGTGGTCCTTCTGTACCCGTTGGTCCCTGTGGACCCAGTGGACCTGTTGGACCTGCTGAACCTTGTGGTCCTTCTGTACCCGTTGGACCCTGTGGTCCTTGTGTACCAACCGGACCCTGTGAACCTTGTGGTCCTTCTGTACCCGTTGGTCCGATAGGACCCAGTGGACCTGTTGGACCTGCTGAACCTTGTGGTCCTTCTGTTCCTGTTGGACCTATTGGCCCTTGTAAACCAATTGTACCCTGTGGTCCTTGTGGACCCTCTGTACCTGTTGGTCCGATAGGACCCACTGGACCTGTTGGACCCTGAGAACCTTGTGGTCCTTCTGTGCCTGTCGGACCTATCGGTCCTACTGGACCTGTTGGACCCTGAGAACCTTGTGGTCCTTCTGTACCTGTTGGTCCGATAGGACCTACTGGACCCGTCGGTCCTTGAGAACCCTGCGGTCCTTCTGTACCCGTTGGACCTATTGGTCCTACTGGACCTGTCGGTCCTTGAGAACCTTGCGGGCCCTCTGTACCTGTTGGACCTATTGGTCCTACTGGACCTGT